ATTGACTCCCTTGAACCTGTTCATCAGTTCCGAAGCACCCAGGTCGGGAAGCTCAAAGCATACATCTATAGCGTTTTCTATGGTGCCGTCTGCCAGGGTGATTATCCTTTCGGTCAATACTACATTCGAAACCAGAGGGATAGTAAACTGCAAAGAGGAATAATTATTGTCGGGAATGATTACATCGCTATCATCATAAACATTTTCATTGTATTCCAAAGCTGATATCTGGACTTCATCCTTGCCTTCTCTCTGGATAGACACAACCCTAAAATCCTTCTTGACCTTATTTGTCTCTCCAATTGCATATACATCGAATGCCTGCGGAGCAGATGAAAACGCCGTACACTCCAGCTCCGTATAACTGCCTGCGGGAGATGTGATAGACCGTTCTTCTATTGAGTCGTCGGAAAACCTGACCTGAATTTTATAGGACTTGCCATCCTCAATCATCATCGTCCGATCCAGCTTTACCAGGACAGTTGTCGAGCCTTGCTTCACCCTGCCTGAGAAACCCCACTGGGGCACGTCGTGGGAAACCGAGATAATATCTCCTGCCTGACAGGCAACCGCGTCAATGCCTGCCTTGAACGAAACTGACCTGTTGATATACTTGGCCACCTTCAACGCGTATCTGCCCGTACGGATAGCATAGCTTGCCCTTGTCGTAAATAATCTTACCTGGCTCTTGCGCATAGGATCTCCGGCAGCCAGGGCATCCTCGTCGATATATGCTATCGTCTCCTGGCGATATCCTTTATCCTTATCCATAAACTGGATCTCGATGACATTGGGTATTTCCTTTAAGGTCTTCCAGCTTTGCACAAAGCTGTCTTTAATGATATTGCCCATGCTGAATAACTGGGTTGGGTTCGCCTGCTTATCGATCTTAAACGATATCCCGCCTGCGCTGTATACCGGCATAGCGTTGAACGTGGCGCATAACTGGATCAGGACATCCAGGGCCTTGGTGTTGGAATCGATTACAACGTCCATCCTGAATCTTTTCTCAAAACCTCCATTTCCGTCGCCAATCTTTTCCTCACAATACCTGGACATTTCCAAAAGAGAAACCGCGTCTAAATTCCCGCTGGATATAAATTCTCCCAATCCATATCGACTCTTTGTAACGAAATCCCGCAGGCACCAGACAGGATTAGCTGAGTATTTCTCGACATAGGTCGAGCCATCCCAGGAAAGCAGTGTATTGTCTGCTAACAATCTATAATTAGACCCGTCCCAATAATAATCTTCCCAATCAACCGGAGTCGCGCCGTTTAAGATATTGGGAACGAGAACCTTTTTACCCTTGACGACAGTCGTGATATTGGGCATGCCTCCGGAAAGCTGGTCTGTTGCCAAAAGCTTCAGGCCCAATAATGCGGTGTTGGGATAATTAAGGCTGTCGGTCTTCAATTCATCGGTCTGATACCAGGTCAGATCGCCCTGCTTTAAGGGATCGAGAGAGCTGTCATCAGATGTCCTCGTCACCCGGATATCATACTTTCCAGGGGTAAGCCCGGTTTTCCTGAAAGACCTGCGCACCGGTGAGCGAGAGTTGTCGGAAATGGTCGTCTCGCCCAAATCAATCCATGTGCCTGAAGTATGCAGTTTGTATTCAACCTTATAAGTTACGCTCCAGCTGTTTATCCCGCCGCCGGAACTCTGCTGATACAGCCCGTTATTCAACCTCAAAAGAACCTCGAACCCCTCGACATCCGAATCGATTGTCTCGTAAACATAAGGATTATTTTTCAAAAGATTTACATTGACGGTATAAAGATTATGTAAGTCCTCAAAATCTGCTATCAACGCCTGGTCATTAGTGCCGTAACGCTTGACCATATCAACGCCGTCAAAGTTAGCGATTGAATTGTTGTTGATTTCAACATCATCGATTTGCTCGATCTCTCCTTCGCATAAGGCAAGGAGCACATTCAAATAATGCTTGTCTCCGTCGTCCCGCAAAAACTGGTTGATGATATTCCCGCCGATCTTATGCTCGCCGTAAACAACCGCAACCGGCACGCCGACCTCTTGTATCGTCTGAACTCCATCCCATCCGTATGTGGGCGAGCCTTCATCCAATCCAACAGATCCTAAATTAAAATCAGCCATCTTCGGCTGGTTCATGTATTGATAAATCGAATAGCCTAAAGATAATACAAAGAAGGCAAATATAAACGGATGAGCTATCGCATACGCCGCTACGGCTGAGACGATCCAAGAGACAACAGCTATTACCGGCGCCTTAACCTCGGGGATAATAATAATCTCATCGCCCCTATCAAGCCGCCTGCCAAGATCATCGATTCTCTTTCCGCTGACGATGATCCTTTTATCCTTATAATCAAAGCCGGACTCATCCAGGAAATCGCGGATAGTATTGCCCCGCGAATAGGTAAGCTCCTTGATTTCTGCCTGGTCTAATTTGAAAGGATTTTCGATATTGCGTATAGTTACCATGTCTTATTCCTCAACCTATAAAAGCCTTCGATCCTTTTCTTCCAGGACTCATCATCCAGCCTCGATACGATCACTCCTGCCCGGCAACAATGGATAAACTTCCTGTCCTTGAAAACGGCGCCAGCATGATTTGCCACTCCCCGGGAGTTTAAAAATAAGACCCCGTCCAATACTTCGGGAATTGCGCTCCTTTCCCAGTCATTGACGTAATTCTCCTTGAAATAATCCTTATTACGAAGTCCCCATGCCTGGCCATATTCCAGGTCCTCGATGTCGAATAATCTAAAACCCAAATCTGCATACACAAGCTTCAAGAATCCCCAGCAGTCAAGGCCAGCCATATCCCGGCCCCTGTGCCTATAAGGAATGCCCAGATACTTATCGATGATGAGCTTCTCTACATGATGTATATCCGTCCTGTGGGCACCGAAGGGAAAGCTCCGAACCTTGGGTAATTCCCTATCTCCTTGCATCTTTGCTGTGTCTTGTTGCACGAGGTTTCTCCTCCTGAATATCCGCATTCCACGGATTTAAACTTCCAGGCGCAATAGTTCCTGGTATACCTTCGCGACGGCAAGTCTACTCCCAACACGTCGAATTTGCCCGTTAAGGTAAACTCGACATTATTCTGGTCTGCCACATAGTTGTCGATATAGAAAATATCGTCTATATATGCGTCCGGATCGGACAGCTGGTTAGCCCATACCATGCGGATAATGACTTTCTTCCCCCTGAAATCATACTGCTCGAGATACGATTGTATTAGCCTCGATACATTGGCCAGCCTCACCTTGACCTGGTCGATCTGCCCCTGATTGTTCTCGCCTATAAACTCATGGGCTATGGGAAACCTCGAATAAAAAACCGAATTATAAGTGATATCCGTATCATATCCGGCAAGATGCAGATCGCTGACGCCATTGTAATTTTCTATGGTATATAAAAAAATCGGCTGGTTTTCCTGCTTGGCTTTCTCCGCTTTGAATGTCGAATCGATATTCCTCGGCATTATTTCACCTCTATAAAATCTAATTCGAAGTCGTAGACCTGATATGCCTTCAAAACAAACTTGAAACTATCTTCGACAAACCTGACCGTATATTCCACGGAATCATTGGGATTCATCCAGGTAAATGCCGCAAGCGCCCCAAATTTAGCCATGAAGAAATCCCGGATATCGTTCATCTCGGACTGTGTCCTATGCTGAAACCTCAACGTCCACTTTCTCAAGGGATTCTGCCACTTGCGCCTGCGCTGCTCGACTCCGTTCTCGAACTCGGAAACAAGCGTTTTATACTGAACCGTCTCATCGACCGCAAAATCCGGGGTATAATTAAAGTCGCTCATGTGTAACTCCTGATCACCGAACGAATTTTGCCATTATTGTAAATATCGTCGGCAATGGCATTCGATAATGCCTTCCTGTTTCGCCATACATCCTGCGCATCCCAGGCTTGTATAACCTGATTGATATTGATCGTCACGCCACCTGCTCCTGAGCCTTCGCCTCTATTAAGCGCCATAAGATTGTCCGAACCACCCAAAGCCCTCATGCCCTGCCTTGATAATATCCCTTCTCCAGTCTGGGCAATAATCGGAACTTCATCGGGAGCAAGCCCTGCGTGCGCCCTTATAAACCCGCCGTGATGCCTCCTGACAATGCCGCCCTGATGAAACAAAGCTCCGATATCCACCCCGAATATCTTGCCTCCGGGCCCGGCCATAGCCGTAAAGAGTTTTATCAAAAGCAGTTTTGCCAGGATGTTCGATATCATCTGCAAAACCGCTCTTCCGAAATTGGCAAATATTTCCTGCATATTTCTCAGCTCGCCCGTGAACGCCTTGAAGAAAAACTCGGAAAAGGCATTCTGCATATTACGCGCCGACTGTTTGGCAAACTCCTCCATGGCATTGAACTTTTCTGCCGCGTCTTTTGCGTTGTCGCCAACCTGCCTGGCAACATTTTTCAATATCTCCGCGGTGTCATCTCCGGTTTCTTTTGCCTTGGCGAACACAAGGTCGTACTGCTCCATGGCGGTTTGCGCGCTCTCTATCGACGCCATCTCAAGGGCTTTTCTGTTCAATTCCATATCAGAGGATAATTTCTTTACGCTTTCTCCTGCCTGCCTATATGCCTCTCCCACTCTCCCGGGTAATTTGCCCAGCAGTTCATATAATTTTATTAATGGCACCAGCAATTTTTGGAATACCGTGGTTGCCACCTCAAGCAAAGTAAAAAAACCGGACACAAGCTGGTTCATAAACCCCTGCAAGAATCCCAGCACCTGCCAGAGGACCTGTCCGGTCGATTCCAGAAAATCGTTCCAGCGGGATTTAAGCATTTGCACTTTCTCGTAACTGGTCATCATCTCGAGGTTGACCGCTGCAAGATGCGACTTGCTCCTATCCAAGATGTGGTTGGCGAGGGCCTGCGCCATGTGATACTTCTGCACTTCTTCCGTGGTCTTACCTGTGGCCTTGGCGTATTCTTCGGCCGCGTCTTTAAGCGACAGCTGAAGCCCGTAGGAACGCCTCAAGGTAGTGACCAGCCCGCCGGTAACCGCGCTCGAGATGTTCTGGAACGCTTCTTCGGTAGTGGTGCCGAATATCCTCGCTTCAACCCGGGCCTGGCGCATGAGTGCGGCGATCTGCTCCATATTCAACCCTTGAGCCATTAAAGCCGAGGCTTTGTCCGCCACGTTTGAGAAATTGACCGTGGCGTGTGATGCTTCCATCAACGCCTGTTTCATCTTTTGACCGTTAATGCCGACGCTTTCCGCCATACGCTTGAAACTTTCCTCGATCTGCTCTGCTTTCGCACCCATTTCCATCAATTGCCACGCTTTATTCAAAGCCATTATGGCCGCTGTAACTGCGGCAGTAATAGCAAGCCAGTTCTGCTTCCACGAATTGGCGAACCGCTGCAGGCTGCCGCGCACACCCTCGAGGCGTTTCGTCGCTTCATCCTTCAACCGCAATATGATTGATAGTTCTCTATTCGTCATCTCTTAAACCGATTCCTATTTCTTATTTTTTCCGTTTCGATTGCCTGTAATTCCTTCTCGATGACCTCAAAGGCATCGAGCATCTTTGCCGACTGCTCAAGCCAAGCTCCGGGATTCGGCAGATATCCCTGCCTATAAAAATTGAATGCCCTGATAAAATTCGCCGACTGCCGCGTGACGATTCTAAAAGGGCATCCTTTATACTGCTCGCCGTTCAACTCCCAAATCTCTTGTCCCGGCACTTCGAATTCACATCGTATCTTCTTCCCGGATAAACAGCTTCGGCAGTTCACGGTAAGATCGCCCAAATGAACCGCCACGATCAGTTTTTTTGCTCGTCCTCCGTCAACTTCGATTCGTTCAATATCACCTCTGCGAGCTCAGTCCTCAGCTCACTTGGGAACATCGCAATGATCCTGTCCGGTACGGCGTCCCTCATCTTTCCGGCATAGCGGATAGTCTCGCATTTGAACTCGATTGGTTTCTTGGTCTGGGGATCCAGGAAGTTCTCCACGTTCCTCAATCCAAACTTGATGGCCGTAATCTGGCGCTTGTTCCAGTTGAGTTTTACCTTGGCCTTATCGTTCGGATTCGTGGAGCTCATCTCATAACTTGATGAGTCATCGTCGATCTCGGCCCTTAAGACAGGATCCAAAACGCCGACGTGAAAAACCGTAGGACTATCCTTGTCCGGATCGAGCTTCGATACATACTTTCTGGTGGCAGTTACGTCGATTCCCGTCAACATGAAAACACCTCCTTTTCATAAAAGTAAAATTGCCAGCTCATCGTCTCCCGGCTCCATCGAACCGGTTACGTCGAACGAGGTCTGGGCAAGCTGTATGCCGTCCCTATCAGCATCATCTACTTTGTTATAGATAATGCTCGGGGCATAAACACTGATCTTATTGCCGACTATCTCGCCATAGGCCATGTCAAGGACCATGGGAGTATTGCTGAACCACTTGTCATAAAAATCATGCGTCGCCACCAGAACCATCTCAGGGTTAAACGATCCCTGGGTATCGCGTTCGGTAATCATGAACGACAAGATGCCTTTCTCGTCGTCGATCTTGTCCTTAGGAGCCAACGTATTGGCGATATCGACATCCAGTTCCCCGATGTTCAATGAAACATCGTCGCAAGACATCACCGCGTTCAAAAGGACCGGCGGAACCACATCGTCGAAAGAAAGCCCGGTAAGTAGCGGCGTATCGATAACGCCTGCCTCGACGCCCTTGAAACTGAAATCCACGGTTGCCGGTTCGCCTATTTTGAAATTGAACTTGGCTGTCCCCCGGCATCCTTTAAGCAGTTTTCTCACGCCGTCTTCATACAGGCCCATGGTCAACGAAGGAACCAAGCTGCTGATAGGCTTTATCTCATGTCCGGCGTCTGAAGGCACCGAGCCTGTCGTCGCAGTCGCTCCGGAAGTCCCTCCTGTAAGCACTTCACCGGTCTGAAACGTGCCTGTTAAGACAGCGAAGTAAAGCGTAGTCGTTCCGGTTGCGGTTTCAATTACAACCCTGCCTGTTGCAAGTGATGTCCCGCCTGTGATTGTTTCACCATGCTGAAACGGACCAGCCGTAACAGCACCTATGGTAATCTTTTTAAGGTCGTTGATAGCGAACCCGCAGGCCTTAACCAGCTTTGCCCATTCCGGTTCTTGCGTCAACGAACCTGAGCCTTTCAGCTCAATGCTAAAATCTATTCCCCCGGAACGCTTGCCGGTCAACTTGCCCATCTTGGTAAGCGATGAGCGCACCGGATTCCTCTGGTACATCTGCGGATCGTGATTCACCTTCGGCGTGAAATTGACCAATAGCCCTGCGTCCGCTGCCGCCAAGGATTCGGCTGTGCCTTCGACACTTTCAATCTTGGCCGCTAACTGCCTTTTACGTATTAACATTGACATAATTCATCCCTCCTTTTAATTCTTTGCGGTTGGGTCCAACCTCAAATGGCGGTATCTTATGCCCAGCTCCATTATTATTCCCGCATAAGGCTGGCCTTCCGTGGTCTCGAATGGAGTCGTCCCCAAAACATCCGTATCTATCGCCTCGCCCCCTCGGGTATGGTCTTGCAAAATCGCTTTTTTCATATCCCCCTGTAATCTATTCAAATAGGTGTCCGTCGGCACCGCGTCATTTTCTTCGGTCACAAAAAATACGTCGAGGTAAACGCTCAATACGCATTCCTCGAAATTATTAGGCAGGCTTTTTTCTTCCTCGTTGCCCGGGCTTATTATCACGGCGGGAAGATCGACTAATTTATTGCCATGCATTGACCAGCGCTGGACGGTTTCAGCAGTAAAATCGAAATTATACCCATTGGCAATTGTTATGCCTTCCAGTGTCGTCTTGATATTCACAAGTATCCTCTCCCTTACCGTCTCCATCTTTAAATCTTCCTCAGCGCCTTCTCTATTGCTTTATTGAGAATCTCGATCCTGTAATTTACCAAGCCGTCCCACGTCCTATAAAACCCTAACCGCGGCTTCAGCCTGACCATCCTTTTCAATACGTACAAAGGCAAAATCTTCTGCGCTCTTTTAGTCACCCTCGCAAGAAAAGTCTGGCCTTTGAACCTCATAGGATACACGTTCTTCAATTCCCTTGGCCGCTTGAACCTTGGCCTTAATTTGCCTTGAGCGGTAAACATCTCCGTCCTTGCCGACAGCGGGACCGCAAGCCTGCCGCCGCCGGGATCCGTCACGATGCCGCCTGTCTCATGGAGCCTGGCAATCTTCGAATCCGAGAAAATCTCTGTTCCCATCCCTTCGATGGTAGGCGAAACCAAAAATACCCGCTTGAATGTGCCAAATAGCCCATACCCCGATGCGCCTCGCACCCCTGGGGGACCTTGAAGCTGCTGTTGCCTGAACCTTTTCAAAAAGCCTCTGCCAATCCTGTCCATGCCATCAGCAAGCTCGAACTTAAGGACCCTCGGCGCAATCTTTATAGCTCTCTCAAGGCGTCTCGTATCTATCTCGACGGTTAACCTAACCATAGATCACCACCCCACCAGCAAATGCCAAACGCCAGCATCCTTATGCAGAATCTCGATGATGCGCGCCTCGCGAATTGTCCCTTCGACGTCATCCAAGGTAATACGATCGTCTTTTTTATCCACGGATGTAACGCCTTCTACTGTATCGTTGGCGATATAAATCTCCGCCTGATTTTGTAAACCTCTTCCCTGGTCTTCGCT